GTGCCGTGGAAGCCGGCCAGGACTTCATCGAACACTTCGGGGTCAAGGGCATGCACTGGGGAGTTCGCAAGTCTCGCGAAGAACTTCTCTCAGCAGCGAAGGGCCATGACGCCAAAGCGACCGCGAGTTACAAGATCGCGCAAGCACATCTCGCGGCGAACAAGGATCTCGAAACGCATGGGGTTCATTCCGCGGAGTTCGAAAAGCATTATGGAAAGGGAGTGGCTCTTCAGAATCCGGGTCTCTTCCAGCTCGCTTATGGACGAAACAAGGCTCAGGCAGTCGCCGAGTTGAGTGAGTTTCATCGTGCTTCGCACAACAGCTACATCCGCTCGACCAACCGGCACTTCAAGAAAGCTGAGAAGCTTCGTGCCCGAGCGGCAGAGATGGGGCACTCCGATGATTCTGGCCTCGAACACTTCGGGGTCAAGGGCATGCATTGGGGCTCACGAAAGGCTGGGACTGGCGAAGCATCATCGCATGTTTCAGGCGACGCGGCCAAGGCTGCAGGGATTCATTCCACGGTCAAGACGCACGGAACCACAGCCGTCTCCAATGAGGATCTGCAGCATCTGGTCACCCGGCTTAATCTGGAGCAGCAGTACAACAAGCTGACTCCGGAACATGTCAGTGCTGGGAGGAAGTTCACCGGCGAGGTTCTCAAGATTGGCGGCAATGTGGCCAAGTCGCAGGCCACCAGTTACGGAAACAAATACGCGAACAAGGCGATCCAGGACTTGATCGAGGGTGCCGGCCGTCAGAAGCGTCACCGGAGAAACAATAGTCCACTGAAAGTGGTCTCGATTCGATAGAGGGGAGGATCGGCGATGTTGTCAAACACGGCGACGCCAAAGTATTACGGCGCCTTTCGTGACGCGGTTCTCCTCGGGGATATTCCGGTAAACCGGGAAGTCTCGTTGCAGATGAATCGCATTGATGATCTCATCGCCGATCCAAACTTCTATTACAATGACGAAGCGATCGATGGGTTCATCCGATATTGTGAGGGCGAGCTAACGCTCACAGACGGAAGCGACTTCCACTTGCTGGATAGCTTCAAACTGTGGGCCGAAGATCTCCTTGCCTGGTTCTACTTCGTCGAACGAAGTGTTTACACGCCGAACGAAGACGGCCACGGTGGCCGGTATATTCGTAAGCGGATCTGCAAGCGACTGACTAACAAGCAATACTTGATCGTAGCCAGAGGCTCGGCCAAGTCCATGTATGCCGAATGCATTCAGGCATATTTCCTCAATGTCGACACAACAACGACTCACCAGATCACAACTGCTCCGACCATGAAGCAGGCGGAAGAGGTGATGTCGCCCTTCAGGACCGCTATCACTCGGGCGCGCGGACCGCTGTTCCAGTTCCTCACTGAAGGATCACTGCAGAACACGACGGGCTCTAAAGCCAATCGCGTGAAGCTTGCATCCACCAAGAAGGGTGTCGAGAATTTTCTGACAGGTTCTTTGCTTGAAGTTCGGCCTATGGCCATAGCAAAGTTGCAGGGTTTGCGACCCAAAGTCTCGACGATTGACGAATGGCTGTCAGGCGATCTGCGGGAAGACGTCATCGGGTCGCTGGAGCAAGGTGCTTCAAAGCTTGATGACTATGTGATTGTTGCCACTAGTTCGGAAGGGACCGTGCGAAACGGCTCCGGTGACACGATCAAGATGGAACTCGCTGACATTCTAAAAGGTGACTACATCAACCCGCACGTTTCAATCTGGCATTACAAGCTTGACGAACTTGAAGAAGTCGCGAATCCTGCGATGTGGCCGAAGGCCAACCCCAATCTTGGGAAGACCGTCACGTACGAGACGTACCAGCTAGATGTTGAGCGAGCAGAGAACGCACCAGCATCGAGGAATGACATACTCGCTAAGAGGTTCGGAATTCCGATGGAAGGCTTCACGTACTTCTTCACGTACGAGGAGACACTTGTTCATCGCAAGCGTGAATTCTGGAAGCTGCCTTGTTCTATGGGCGCTGACCTCTCACAAGGTGATGACTTCACGGCGTTTACGTTCCTGTTCCCGCTGGCTAATGGATCGTTCGGAATTAAGACCCGAAGCTATATTTCCAGCCTGACGATGTCAAAGCTTCCTGGTGCCATGCATCAGAAGTATGACGAGTTCATCAACGAGGGAAGTCTTCACGTCCTCGAAGGCGCAGTGCTGGACATGATGGAAGTCTACGACGACCTTGAACGCTATATTCTGGACAACGAGTTCGATGTCCGCTCTTTCGGGTTCGACCCATACAACGCCAAGGAGTTTGTTACCCGATGGGAATCGGAGAACGGGCCTTTCGGTGTTGAAAAGGTCATTCAGGGTGCTCGTACGGAGTCAGTTCCTCTCGGCGAACTGAAGGCTTTGTCAGGTGAGCGCATGCTCATATTTGACGAGGAACTGATGACGTTCGCCATGGGTAATGCGATTACCATGGAAGACACCAACGGAAACCGGAAGCTGTTCAAGAGGCGTCAAGAGCAGAAGATCGACAACGTCTCAGCCCTAATGGACGCCTGGGTGTCGTACAAACTGAACAAGGAGTCATTCGAATGAGTAACCAGATCACTACGCAGATGATCGTCGTGGCCCAGCCGGCCATCAAGCCCAGCCCGGGCATCGAGCGGGTCGCGCTCTTCAACCCGGACGGAAGTGTGGCTGGCATCTCCGCTGACACGGGAGCCACGGTCGTCATGACGGGGTACACGTCACACGCTGCGGGTGCCGTGGGCGCAACCGACACGCTCAACGTCGCTATGGAGAAGCTCGAAGCCCGGATCATCGCTCTCGAAGGCGCCTGATCTCTCAGAGAAGATCTAGGTAGCGAGGGGAGGTGACCATGGATCAATCGGAAATTGATGCCTTCTTCGAGCATCACGGCATCAAAGGAATGCACTGGGGTGTTCGCCGTAACCGGGATACTTCTGGAAGTAGTGGTTCGGAAGATCCATACTCCGGTGTTAAGAATCTTTCAGCGCATGATCATGCAGTGCTTAAGGCTGCTGGCGTATCTCCAGACCAGTCCCCGGTGTACAAGGCCAAGTATGGCCCTGAGTCGAATGCGCCTGCAAAGAAAGGTTTGTCTCCTCAGCAGAAGAAGCTGCTTATTTACGGAGCTGTTGGTGTAGGCCTTGTCGGTTTGGGTGTCTATGGCGCTCACGCTGACAAACAGAAGTTGTTCGCGAATCTCGAAGCGAATGTTGGCACGAATGCCGCACATTACCTCATCAAGTCGGATGCTGTAAAAGGTGCCCACGGAAAAGGTATCGCGGATATTGCCAAACTTGGGACCGAAGATCTCTCGTTTGATCCGGGGCACATCTTCAGCCGAGTGTCGACAGAAGCTGAAAAGCAGATTCGTGAGGATGGCTTCTTCACCTCCCACAATCCAGAAGATCTGGAAAGGTATAAGGCGGTTCTTCCAGTTTACTGGAAGATGTGGGCAGAAACTGCGGGGAAAACCTCGGGTTACGTAAATCACTATGCGTCAGATCAGAAAGTGAAAGTTGCTTCAGAGAAGACGCTTTTCGATTTGATCAAAAAGTCGATGGACACTGAAATTGGTCCGGGTCAGAAGCTTCGTGATTACATAAGTGATTACGGCGTACCTGGTGGAAGATCCAAGACCGATGAGGAGTTGCTCAAGAAGCACTTCTACTCAGTAGTTGCCCGATTCGCAGATCCGAAAGACCCAGTAGCCAGCCATGTTGGAAAACTGGTTAAGGAAGCTGGGTACCATGGCATCGTTGACGCTAATGATGCTGGCTCGCTTGCTGCTTCTCCGGTCAGAATGCTCACCGGATCGATATTCAAGATTGTGGGAAACGAGCCGCTAACAGAAGGCGCAATCAAGATCGCACAACAGGGTCTAGCCCCGCTTGTGCACATGCTAATGGCGTACTTGACAGGAGAAACTGACGTGAGCGCCGATGTCGAAGCATTCCTTGCGCATCATGGCGTCAAGGGTATGCACTGGGGCGTTCGTCGTGCCGAAAGTCAGGCGCGAAGCGACGCCAATGAGCACACAAAGGCCAAGCTGTTCTATGGCGAAGGCGCCGGAACCCGACGAAAGCTGATCAAGGCCAAAGTTGACACGCGTTCGAAGAACCCGGCCTACAAGAAAGCCTTCGATGAGGCTGTGGCCAAGCAGAACCTCGACAAGCGCGCAGCCCAGGCGACTCGCACACGGCGGCGCAAGGATAGTACGAAGTTCGTCGGTAAGACGACTCGTGGAGTGCATCGTCAGCTAACCGGAGGTTTCGGTTCAGTAACGGTGACTGCAGCGGCTATCGCTACGGGTGCAGCATATTTGCACAAAACGGGTGCCGATAAGGTCCTGCTCCAGAAGGTTTCATCTCTCGCTCACAATCCGTCTGCGCAGAACGCCGCGAAAGAGTGGATGCGGCAGGCCGGCGCACGAGC